GAAACATCTCGTTATCCAGTAGTTTTAAAAACTTTTATTTCTGCTAATACAATAGCTAGTAATCCAGATCTTATATTAGTTAGAGCTACTCTTCCTGCATCACTTTATGCAAATATATATGAGATTGGGTTGTATGCGGTAGCTGATGCATCATTTTCAACTTCAACAAGAAACAATATCATTTTAGATGATTTCTCTAATTTATCAAATTGGTCTATGTCTGCGGGTACAGTAATACCAAACCCTTATGTTGCTCAAGGATATAGTTCCCCTAGAATTGGGTCTAATTCAGTATCATTTCTTCCAAGCACTACATATACTAACTCAAATTTATCAATAGGTTTTTCAAATTATACTGTCCAGGACTCATTGCAACTACTTTTATTTAATACAACTTCAGGAACTATTAACGTCACTATAACCGACGTATCTGGGATAAATCAAACTTTAACATTTACGACTACAGCAAACTCTAATTATTCTGTTATATCTGTTCCATTTGATACAGGTTTGAGTGGTAGCACTAATTCAATTTTTAATTTTACTAAAATAACTTCAATAAGTGTTGCTACTGGAGCATCTACATATGCAACAATTGATGCAATTAAAGTTTCAAGCTCAAGCGAACTTTCAGTTGAAGAGTCACTAGTTAGTAAATCTGTTTTATCAACACCAATTGCAAAAAATCCAAATGTTCCTTTGGACGTAGAGTATTATGTAGAGATGTTGTAGGTATAAAATGACTAAACAAACTCTAGATGTACTAGGTTTAACTCCAAACCAAAATTATGTAATTAAAGTTTTTGCAACAAGAACAGATCCAGCGACTGGAAATGTAGATGTTTCTTATTATTCCCCTACACTGCAAATTTCAACACCTTCGTTATCAGGTAGTGGTACAAATCTTACAACAACAAATTATGGGACAGATATACAGTTAGCAGGAGGTTCGCTATTTGCGGGAACATTTCCTTCAAATATAGGTCAAATTGATTTAACTATAACAAATCCAAATGGCACAGGTGTAGTAGTAAATCAAACAGGCGTTGGTGCATATAGTGGCGGGGTTCAAGAATTTTTCTTAAATGCTAAAACTGGTGCAGCAACTTTTGCTGGAACAATAACAACGCCAACTATACAAAGTGGAAATTATTCCGCTAGCCTTGCAATATCTGAGCCAAAGTTTTCTGTAGCAGGTACACAGATTAGTTTAACTGATGGTTCAATATCTGCTCCACAGTTTAGAATTGACACATCTGGAAATGCTTATTTTACAGGATCAATCAATGCTAATGCAACAATAAATGGATCGTTAGCCTCAACTGTAGCTTCAAGAGCTACAGGAGCTATACAGCCAGGGGCATATGTTTCTCTTGATTCAAACAACACTATCACAAAAATAGACCTTACTGGAGGAATATTATTAACTTCAAGTGCAGCTGCAAGCTCTGCTGGGAGTGGTAATAGAATAGAACTAAATGTAAATGGTTTAACGGGTTATAGCGGTACAACACCAACATTTCAATTTCAAACAAGTACTGGTTCATTAATATTGAGTGGGCAGTTAACCGCTTTGAGTGGATCTTATTTGGGAGGTTGGTCAATCAGCGGTTCTGATATAATAAAAACATCATCTTTAACTTATGCAACACTTCCATATACTGTAACTACAGATTTAAGTGCAGCAACAGGTGCAATTTCTGTTTCTGCTTTACAAGGAACAAATCCAGCAGGCTCAGTTGTGCTAGGGGATGTTTCAAATACTGGTCAAGGTTCTGGATTAAGTTTTTATTATAATAATTCTACGTTATCAGGATACATATATTCTTCAATACCTGGAGCTTTAACGTTTAGAGCACAAAATGCTGGATATAGTGATGGATATATGACTATCTATGCAGGAACATCATTAGTACAGCCTTTTCTTTATGTTAGTGGTGCAATATCTGTTTCTTCTGTTAAATCTAATACGATAGGAAGTACTAATGGTTTAAGTGGTATTACATCTCAAACTACATCAATAACAGCAGGAACTTCTTCTGGTACACATGCAAGTGGCGACATAGTTTTGGTTTATGTATAATGCCTGGTTTTATCAGTGACGGAGCTAACTGGAGGCAGATAGCTGGTCTATTTATTAGTGATGGTTCTGTTTGGAGACAGGTTGTTTCAGGCTTCATTAGTGACGGTTCTATTTGGCATCAATTTTATTCATTATCATCAATAACTGGATTATATGTAACAACACCTAACTCTACTGAAATAGACTTATTTTGGAACACACTTGGTTCTGGAGTCACTTATGATGTATATAGAAGTACTTCATCAACCGCTCCAACATCATCTACTACTCCAACATCAAGCGGTTTGTCTCTTCCTTATTACTATAGTACAGGCTTAACACAGGGCACAATTTATTATTTTTGGGTAAGACAATCAGGTTCCTCAAATCCCTGGAGCACTGGAATTTCAGGTTTGACACAATTAAATCCGTCACTGTCAGGTGCAACTAGCGTATCTGGTGGATTTACATTTACTTTATCTAATTATAATTCAGCATATACTTGGGCGGTTTCAACTAATGCAGGATCAATTTCTCCTTCATCAGTTACATCAAATGGAACATTTACCGTTTCTGGATTGGGGTCGGGTGCAAGTGCAACCGTAACTATATCAACATCTTATGGTGTAGAGTCAACAGGAACTAGTTCTGTGACGGGTAGTGCATTGGTTGTTAACCCACCACCAGGACCATTTACAGTCAATACTATAGCAGACAATACAACACTTCCATCTGCTCCAGCTTATGCTTCTGTAACTGATAATGCAAACAATACATTCTTTGGTTCATGGGCAGCAGGATCTTTGGCAACATATTATGATGCATATTTTTATAGTGGTCCAACAATTACTAGAAATAATATATCTGGAACATCTACCCCAAACTATTCTTTTGGTACTTCAGGAACAGAATCTCTTCAGGTAACATCTTATAATGGAAGCTGTCAGGCATTCGTAAGCTGGGGAGTTTCTAGCAATGCTACTTCTTATACAATCAACTGGCAATTGAATGCCGTAACTCAAACAGCAATAAATACTTCAGCAAACTCTTATACATTTAGTGGTCGTGTTGCAGGAGATAACGTATATATTGTTTCTATAGTCGCCAATAATGCGTATGGCAATACCACTGGTTCAGGAACTTCCTCTGTTACCTTGGCAGCAAAACCATCATCATCATCAACACTAGCATCTGCTTCATTAACTGCACATCTACCAGGAAACCCAGTAATTTCTTTCTCAGGAATTACAAGCAGCGGATTTACTGCATCATGGCCTGCGACCTTGGCTACAAGTTATTATGTTGAAATTTATAACTCATCTAATGGTGCAGATATTTATGGTCCAATAACAGTATCCACTACATCTTATACAGCTTCAGGACTTCCTGCTTCTACGCAATATACTGTTTCTGTTCATGCTATTAACACAGTTGGAAACAGCTCAACAGTTACAAACAATGTAACCACAACTGCATCTACTCCACCTATTATTGCTATTATTGCAACCCCGCCACCTATTATTGCAACCCCTATTATTGCAACCCCTATTATTGCAACCCCTATTATTGCAACCCCGCCTCCAGTATGTATTCAAGGAGATACACTTGTTCGTACAGCAATAGGTTATATGAAGGCAAGAGACCTCTACATTGGTCAGAAGCTTGCTTCATACTCTTTCTCAGAACTACCAGAGAACGAGCAAGACTATACAGTTGACGAATGGGTGTCAAACTCTATGACAGATGTTAAAGAGCAAGTCGCTGAGATTTATGCTATTAAAGCATCAACTCGTTTGGTGACTGTTACATTTAATGCTGATAAGAAAAAGCGATTCTCTCTTGAACACATGATGCTTGTACGCAGAGATGGAGCTTACATGTTTATTCAGTCAGGTGTCGTGCAAATGGGAGACTACCTTGTATATGACGACAATGGAGTTACAAAAGATGTCCTAGTCCATACAATAGGATACATCAACGAGGAGACAGATGTATACGAGATTAACGTTACACCTTACGACTTGATTATTGCGGGCGACCTAGTAACTCACAACCACAAGTCTCTGTTCCAAGGACCTACTAGATTGGATAGAAATGCATAAAGTATTAAATCATATACATATACCAAGATGTTCAGGTATATTTATGAGAAGTCACATATTGCCAAATTTAAAAGCTAAAAAAATTCCATTTTTTGCAACAAATCATGCAATAATGTCAGAAAAAAAATTTACTGATGCTTTATTTATTTCGGGTCACTTTGGAAAGACTCCAATTAAATATAATAATAATATGATAAATATATCAGTGTTTAGAGATCCAGTTGATAGATATATAAGTAATTTTTTATACATAAATAAGTTTGTTGATGAGAGTGATATATGGAAAAAATTAGATATATGGCTATATGATGAAAATGTAATTAAATATCAATCTAACTTGCAATCAAAAAATCTTACTAAGTATACAGATGAAGAGTGGTATAATAAAAGTATAAGCTATGACCTAGAAAGAGCAGATAATGGATGGTGTCTGGAGATGTCCCCGTTAAATGTAAAAGAGGCTAAAGATATGGTTGACAGTCTAGATTTATTTGGAACTTTTGACAATTATTATTCATTTATAAATAAATATGATGATCTTGTTGAGTCACTATATGGATTTAGATCATTTTCAAATAAAAATCTTATAAATAATAATGTCATAAAAATAAATGTTCCAGAAAGTAAAAGAAAGCTAATTGCAGAGATTAATAATATAGATATGGAGTTATATGATTATGTCAAAAGTTACCGCTAAAGACACGACTTGGCAATTCATGGATAAAAAAATTAAAACAAATATTTATGCTCTTATTAAAGAGGTTAATGATTTAAATGAAGAATGGCTTTTGGATACATCAAGGCAAAATCTTATATCAACGCATAGAGATACAGAAATGTTTCAAATTAGATTTGCTTCCTATCTTTGGTTTCGTGGGGAACCTCTTGAAATAAAGGAAGTAAATTCTTTTAAAAATAAAGAAGCTATGGATGCTTTATTATCAGTATTTAAAGAATTAGAAGATTTTTATAATGGCAAAGTTGTTAGATGTGAAGTTATAAAAATGCATAAAAATAGTAATATTCCCCCTCATGTTGATAGTTCAGATTTTCTTTCAACAGCTAGACGAGTACATGTTCCAATTATTACTAATGAAAAAGTTTTATTCACGGTATTTGGAAAGAGTATAAATATGAAGGTCGGTAACTGGTATGAGATTAATAACTCGTTACCACATTCTGTAAGCAATAATAGTGATCAAGATAGAGTTCATATAATCTGTGATATTCTTGAGAATGAATATTTGGTGTAAGTAATGATTAAAGCTAAAGTTATAAATAATATTATTACTGAAGAAGAATGCCAGTTTATATTAAGTATTTTAAAAGATATTGAAAATTGGACAAAGATAGAAGACAATATTTGGGATAACAGGACTCTTGGACTTGGGTTTTTTTATAAAAAATATCCAGATGTAGCAAACCTTTTTTTGGATATAAAAGATAGAATTGAATTGGTTATCAAAAATGAATATATGATTAATCAAGATATTTATGCTGATATGATACAAGCAGTAAGATGGTTTCCAGGAAACGAACAATCACCACATTGTGATGATATGATATATGGAGAAGATATTCAGGAAGATCTAAAATGGTTCGCACATAGAGATTTTGGTTCTGTTTTATATTTAAATGAAGATTATGAAGGAGGAGAACTGTTCTATCCAGACTATAAATTTTTAATAAAACCAAAAGCCAGATCCTTAGCTTTTCATCCAGGAACAAAAGATCATATGCATGGTGTAACTAAGGTGGAAGGCTCTATTAGGTACACTATATCTTCTTTTTGGTCGTTTGATAAATCTTTTGAAGGAGACTGGAATGTTCATTAATGAGCCAGGTAATCTTGTTCCAAATAATAAAATTATAGTAGTACCAATAGATAGAAATAATAAAACTGGATATTCTGATGAAATTATAGAACCACTTAAAAATAAACCAACAAGAGATTGGTTTAATCCACATTATTATTATTGTTTACCAATAGGAATTGGTAATCAGTATGGGTTTTTGGTAAAATCTATGAGAAATTTTACTGTTTTTTGGAACGGTACAAAGGATGATGCAGAGATTAATTTTTTAGATGAAGAAGGTGCCGAAAAGCAAAATATAATAAATGGTTTTAGAAACGGTGTAGTTACTATTCAAAATCATTTCAGTCTTAAAACCCCTATAGGAATTAATTTAATGACAATTCAACCTCCTAATATGTTTATAGAAGGATGTACATCAATGACTGGTGTTATTGAAACAGATCAGATAAGAAGAGATTTTACTTTTAATTTAAAAGTAACTGTACCAAATAGATTAATAACTATTAATAAGGGAGACCCCATAGGAGCATTCATTCCAATTCAAAGATATTTTGTTGAGAATTTTGAATTAGGGTATGTTACAGATTTTTTCAGTGAAGAATCTTATGAAAAAGAATTAGAGGAGTCTATGTCTTTAGGAGTAGAAAGAAATGGGACAGATAAGGAAAAACCACATATGGCGGGGAGAAGATATTTTAATGGATTACATTCAGATGGAAATAAATACCAAGACCACCAGAAGAGGATAAAATGAAAGATCCAGTAATATTTTCTAATTTTTTATCAAAAGATGACTTTAAAACTTTACAAGACTATGTTGTCGGATTAGATAAAACATCAACTAATTTCAGCGAACAGTTTAATAGGTATGAATTTGGTGGGTCAGATATACTAAATCTATTACATACAAAACTTACTGATTTTGCAAGAGATTTTTTTGAAAATCCAAGCATAGTCCCATCTTTTAATTTTGGTTCTTGGTATTTCGGGGACGCATCTCTAGAAAAGCATAGAGACGTAAATGCTTGTCAATATAGTATTGATATGTGCGTTTATCAAAAAGAACCCTGGGATCTATATATAGAAGGTAAGCCTTATACTTTAATGGAAAATGAAGCTGTTTTATACTACGGAGAAGAACAGAGGCACTGGCGAGAAAAATTTCCAAATCCAGAGTATAATGTAGTATGTAATGTTTTTTTCTTTTTTGTTGATTCAGAACATTGGTTTTTAAAAGAACCTTCTGAAAATCATGATAAAATTAGAAGACAGAATGCAATATTAAGAAATTATTGAGAGGTGTTGAATTGAAAATTGAAAGTCATTGTGATGGTAACGTATTAATCGTTGAAGATTTCTTAAGTCAAGAAGAAATAAAAAAAGTTGATAACCTTATGAGAAATTTTAACTATGATGGACTTATAGAACATGATTTTGCATACTGGGGAAAAAGGCTTTTAAATGAATATCAAGTTACTTTAACTCCAGGATATGAAAAATCGCTTGATGAAATTAAACCAATAATATCCGATATTAAAGATAGGGTTTCATCATTTTTAAATGAAAACGATCATGTTGATAATTGGGAGCCAGCGTCACCTAATCTTATAAGAATGTACCCAAATTCAAGCCCAATAGAATTTGGCGGGGATAAAGAGTTAGAGATGTTTGTTCATATAGATAACCAAGGCCACATGGAAAAACCAATTATGTGGGGTGCTGTTATTTATCCAAATGACGACTACACTGGTGGAGAAATTTATTATCCAGATTATAACTTTTCTTATAAACCAAAAGCAGGGTCTATGGTTTTACATGAGGGTAATACAAGACACGGAGTTAAGAAAGTTATTGAGGGTAATAGATTTTGTATGGCATCTTTGGTTACTATACAGGGGAATTATAATCAAAATCCCCTCCCTACTAGAACAGATAATCCAATTGCTCCATATCACTATCCACCAGGCTACTGGGGTAAAAGAATGCCAGATGATCCTATACAAGAAGATGTAAAAAATCCAAGAGGTGATGGCAGCTTTGCCCCATATAACGATAGTCCAGTTTTGGGTCGTGCAGATGGGAATATGTAATCAATGAATGCTGTTTTAAGTATTTCTCCTGATCAGATTAATAGTGAATTAATA